CGGCTCGTCTATGGCATCGCCGCCGCCGAGGAGGTTGACCGTGCGGGCGAGATTTTCGACTATGAAAGCTCGAAGCCGTACATTGAAACGTGGTCAGCACAGCAGGCGAAGGAAAGCGGCGGCGCGAACTACGGTAACGTTCGCGCGATGCACGGCGATGTTTCGGCGGGCAAGATCGTCCACCCGATTGACTTCGACGATGAGAGCAAGACGGTTAATGTTTGCATCAAGGTCGTGGACGACGGCGAATGGCGCAAGGTGCTTGAGGGGGTCTATACGGGGCTGAGTTTCGGCGGGCAGTATGTGCGCCGCTGGGAGGACGGTGCGGCGATGCGCTACACGCTGAAGCCGCAAGAGCTTTCCCTTGCGGATCGCCCCTGTGTGCCCTCGGCGAGCATTGTCGAGGTGGTAAAGTCGGACGGCGGCGTTCGGAATATGGTGCTGAAAGGACGGAAAACAATGAATGAGAATGTGAAGAAGATTGACCTTGCGGAGTTCGGTGCGCTGATTAGTGACATTAACGCCGGGATTGCGGACGATGAGAACGTCCCCGAGAATTTGAAGACCTGTGTTGCGAATCTTGCCGCTGCGATTGCGCAGTGCACGGACGGCGGCGAACCTGAGCCGGAGCCTGACAAGTCCGCCGAGCCGGAAAAGTCCGAGGGGGGCGATCCTCCGAAAAAGCCGGATGAGGGGGATGTAGCGAAAGCAGTACAGGCCGCTGTCGCTGAGGCACTGAAGCCCGTCGCCGCATCCGTACAGAAAATGGAGGCGGCACTCGCGGCAAAAGACAAGGAGGCCGCAGCACTCAAGGAGCAGGTTGAGAAACTCGCGAAAACAGCCGCACCCACGAAGGTCGTACTCAAAACGGACGGCATCAAGCTCAAGACCGATAAGCCGGACACTCCGTCTGCGGATGATGCACTTGACCGCATCAAAGAGCAGCACGGCGCACAGCGTTCATGGGCATACTAAGGAATGGTGGAGGACAATAAAATGAGTATGTATCAGACTTCGAAAGAGACACTTGCGCGGATGAACGAGGCACTTCATAGCGCCCTTGCGACACCGCTCAAAAAGGCAGACGGCATCACGACGGGCAGTGGTCTCAAAAACTACGACCTGCAGCCCGCCGCGCGGCTTATGTACCCCGTTCTTTCTCCGCTGCGCAACTCAACGCCCCGTGTGAAGGGCGGCGGCGGTGATGCAACGCACTGGAAAGCAATCACGGGGGTCAACATTGACAGCGTGTCGATGGGGGTGTCGGAGGGGCAGCGCAGCGGCGTGATCTCGATTGAGACGAAGGACGCGTTTGCGCTCTACAAGACGCTCGGGCTTGAGAATTTTGTGACCGATGAGGCGGTTCTGCAGGGTGAGGGATTCGACAATCTCCGTGCGATCTGCACGAAGAATCTGCTTGAGGCGGTTATCATCGGCGAGGAGAAGGTGCTGCTCGGCGGCAACTGCTCGATGAAGCTCGGCAAGACAAACAAGCCGATCCTCGCGGCAAAGGCGACGGGCGGCACGCTTGGCGCATCGGCGGTCGTCTCCGTTGTCTGCGCTGCACTCACGTTCGAGGGGTATCACGCGGCGAATGTGACGACAGGTGTCAAGGCGAAGGTGACACGCGAAAATGCGGACGGCTCAAAGGATGTATACGGCGGCGGCACGGCGCAGAAGTCTGATGCGGTAAAGGTGACGACCGGCGCGGGTACAACGAACAGTGTTACGGCGACGGTTGCACCGACAAAGGGCGCGTTTGCCTATGCGTGGTTCTGGGGCGCGGAGAATACCGAAAAGCTTGGTGCGATTACGACGACGAACAGCGTCACCATCACGGCTGATGCAGAGGGGACGCAGACAGCGAAAGATCTGCCCGCTGCGGACTGGTCGGCAAATGAGCTGGTCATTGACGGCTACCTGACGCAGACCATCCAAAACGGCGGGTATTTCAAAACCCTGCC